CCATCTCCGTGATTCGTTCCGCTCTCCGGTAGTCTTCCAGCAGTACTGGGATGAACGGGTTCATGCGGATGCGGACCAAAACCATCTGGCTGTCATATCCTGCTGCGCCAAACCGGACTTCTCGCAACATCGACAGGTCCCGCCCGAGGATGCGCACAGCCTCGAGCACCTCAGCCGGGGGGGTGGGCTCTACCCAACCCCACTGGTCGGTTGTGATGGTGATGTATGCCTCACGGCGGTGTTCTTGCCAGGCTCGGTCGAGCAGACGTACCCGAACTCGGGGCTTGGGGCGCCCCATGTAGTCGATGCCGTTAACCGGTTCCCACTGCACGTGCTCTGCTGGGATTACGGTTCCGTCTTCGACGATAACGGCGTTCGTGGGGTCGGCAATGTCGTGGTGCTTAACCACTCGATCATCGTCCCGATCTCGCCTATAGGAGCGTGTCTGGATGCCACCTGTCGGCGCCAGGAACGAGCGACCGCACCACGTGTCAATGGCACGCGATGCGATCTCTGCTCGTTCTTGGAAGAACGGAAGATCTGCAGAAACCTCGCTGAGGCAATATTCCTGCAGTTCTTCCCCGGTGACGTAGGACATTGGTCAGGACTCCGTGTCTCTGCTGGTGTCTCCGTTGGTTTCCTCTGCGCTCTGGAAATTCTCCGGCGATGCAAGTACCACAGGGTGGTCTCCGGCCCAAAGAGAGCCAACGGGGACCTCACCGAACAGAGGACTGTCGAAGGCGTCCAAACAGAAGACGACCTCATCGACACCAAAAGGATGCGGCTTGGACTTGGCGCCCATCGCTAGGGTCAGCCCTTCTCAGTCTCGGCTGCAGCCTTGGCGGCTGCCGCCTTGGTCGGCTTCGCCGCCTTGCGGACCAGACGACGTTGCTTGAGAGGGTGGCCGTCCTTGTCGGCGCCGTAGACCTCTTCGATCCACTCGACCTCGCTGGGGTCGACGACCACCAAACGACCTGTGGCCACCTGCTGATCGAACAACTCGCGGCGAGATGCGTTGATCGGGATGTCCATCTCCTGGAAACCGCCACCCTCGCCCAGCACGATCACGGTCTGGATCTCGCTGTCAGCAGCCATCGTTCATCGGCCCTTCTGATAGGCATGGACGGTGCCTGCGAACGACGTTTCGAGGTCGATCTCGATCGTTCCATCGGCATGCAGATAGCGGGCCGACTCCAGGCCGGTGATCATCCGGACTCCAGACGTAGCCGGAACGGAGATCACCAGATCCCCCTGACCTGCCGAGAGAGCGGGGGGGCTGTCGCCCTTCAAGATCGTAGCGGTGCGAGCGCTACCGTTCGTGTTCTTGAACACCAACACCAGATCTTCGAGAGGGCCGGTGGGGGTGACCACATGGTCGTTGGTGGGATCGGCGGTAGTACCAGCGGACTCTGCAATGGCGGAACCTGCCGGGAGGGCTGTGACGGTGACTGCGGTACGAGGCATCTTCTGTGCCTACCTTTCTCGATGTGCTGCGGGTTTTGTTGGGCTGCTGCTGCTGCACGACGGGTGGCGCCACCCAGCGAAAGGGGGAGGTGGCGCCACCCGGCGTTAAGGGATGCTCAGGTCTGCGATGCCACCACGGTGGCGAGCGCCTCGGGGCGGACGACCTTCGCACCGTAGACGTGCAGACCCTTCACGGCATCTGCGAACTTCGACTCGGGACGGAACGTCTCGACACTGACGATCTGGTCAGCGTACGAGATCGCCATCGGGTGGCCAGCCATGACGGCATGGTCATCGCCCGTGACCAGCGGGGCGTTGTTCGACTTGAGCACGTCGAAGCCGAGCGCACGACCGATGATGCCGTTACGCAGGCCCTGCTCGGTGCCCGATGCGTCGACACGCACGAAGCGGTCATCCTCGAGCAGCAGGCCGTGGTACCAGGGCGGGACCACGACATAGCGACCCTCTTCGGGGACGTTGGCCTCATCGAGTCGCACCGAGAGCCGACGCAACTGGGTATAGGCGAGGGCAGCGGTCGTCACCGAGACGGTGCCGATCTGGTTCGCCGCAGAAGCCCCCGTGTAGAGGCTCGCCACGAACTGGTCTGCGACATCGCGCAGGCCGTAAGCAGCCTCGAGGGTCGCCTTCTCCATCTCGCCACCAGGCGTCTGCGCCTTGTCGATGTCGTCGACCATGAAGGCGAAATACTTCGACTGGTCGATCACCAGCGTGCGCTGGGCATCGGTGAGGACCTCCGGCACGATGCTGGTCGTGTTCCGGTTGTAGGTGGCGATGGTCGGGCGACCGATCGAGCGAATCTTCACAGAGTCGCCCTGAGCGGAGATGTCACCTTCGTAGTCGGTGTTCGCTACGCCCGGCTGAGCATAGACGAGGTTCTTCTTGAGCGAGTCGAGGATCAGGCTCGACCAGATCTGCGGGATGAATGTGAGTGCCATGATCAGTGTCCTTTACTTGGAGACGAGGTGATTTAGTTGTCCGTCCTTGAACAGTTGAGCGACTCGACCAGGGTCCGACTTGGACATCTGCTCGATCTGCTCAACCGTGTAGGACGTAGGCGGTTTGCCCTGTGGACCGCCATCCGCACCACCAGGCACGAACTGCGGTTTACCGACGAGATAGGGCTTCGAAGCCAGAACCGCCTTCACGGCCTCTTCGATGCCAGTGATCGAGTCGTCGTCACCGATGATCACCTTGTCTCTGTCGATGAACGCCATCACGGCGTCAGGGTCGACAGCACCCTGTGCCACAGCGGTAGCGATCACAGCGGACCGGAGTACCGCATTCTTCGCACGCTGTGTGGCAGCCTCTGCACGTGCCTCGGCATCGGCTGCCTTCTGCTCTGCCCGTTCCCGTTCGGTCATGTTTGCCTGCTCGATCTCGGCCAATTTCGCAGCCTTGGCTTGCAAATCGGCATAGCCGGGCGGGACCTCCGTCTTCGCACGTGCCAGACGCTGCCCGACGATGGCGTCGAGTTCGGCCTGTGTGAACATGCGCTCCCCGGTCGGTGCAGGTGCACCGGTCGGGTCGGGAGTGGGGGTTGGTGCAGGTGCACCAGTCTCGATTGGGTCAGACATTTTTGATTTCCTCCGAAGGAGTAAAAGACCGACCTGTTGTGCGCCAGGTCGTGTGCGCTCCCCTATGACTCTGGGGCGAGAGTAACCGGCATGACACCGTCTCGGAACTCGAGATCTTCGAGACCAAGTACCCGAGCGGCAGATTCGAGCGTGACCCCCGAGCGTGCGAGCACGCCGAGCGCCTCGCCTTTCGCTCGGATCTGTTCAGCCCACTGTGCCTGCTCATCGATCGTCTTTCCTCGTTCGCGCTCTAGCGCCTCTTGCACCAGCATAGCAGAGAAACGACCCATCTGCTCGGGAGTATAGCCAGCATCCTCCCAAAGTTGGCGCAACGGGATATTTAGAGGCTTGCGCTTCAACACGGCGTCGATGTGTTCTGCTTCGCTCCGGGTCTCCGGGTCTTTCCACAGCGTCTCCGCCCTGGTATATCCCCCTCGGCGCTCGTCGCCTTGCACATGGAAAGCCATCCGCATGACGTGCTCCCATGTCTCACCAAACGAAACCATCGAGTCTCGAACAGATGCTACTAAGCCGGTCTCTGCTGCTTTCACGCTCTCAGCGTTAGGCAAAGTCTGCCCGTTGATCAGGTAGTGTGGCGGGGTGGCAGTGCGGGACGCCAACGACTGGATCAGATGTTCACGGAGACGGGTATAGCCTGTCAGGTCTACCTGTGAGAACTCACCGAAATCGGCGTCGTCATTGGGGGTGGTCCATATCCGGTTGATAGCAGACTTGAACGGCATAACCGGTTCGCCGGTATCCGGGTCTTTCGGAATCTCGATGCCGGTCGCCCAACGCTGCCTAAATGCTTGGAACTCGGCTGCTACCAACGTGTCAATCAGTGTCTTAGTCAACTGATCCTGTGTCGAGGTGACCTCCATCAGAGCCGATCGGCATTGGCCGTCCCGGTGGCGCATCCGGTGGCGCAGTTCGAGGATCGGCACAGCCTTAAGCGGATTGGGGAGCGGGGTGTCCCTAGCGGTCAGGCGATCGCCCTTCTTGGCCCTGTGGTATTTGTGGATTCCTTCGGGCAGGTAGAGGTTGATGAACTCACCGCCTGTCCATTCGTCGGTCCAACGCTTGATCGCCGCCACCCGGTGTCGTCTCGAGCCGCCAGAGCCATAGGCGACATAGACAGAAGCCGGATGCTCGATAGTGATCTCGGCTTGGTCGTTGTTGCCCTTCCAGATCATGATCGGACAGCGTCCCGTAGTCAGCGCCGTGGAGTGTGCCATCTTCGAATCGGCGTCAAGGTAGTTCTCCTGCCAGATCCGGTTAGCATCTTGGTCTGCTTGGATGATCGGCTTGGTGATGTCGATCTCGTCGTCCGTGGGCGAACCAAACCGGAATCCCACCGGGGTGAGACGCTGCGATTTGGCGTCGATAACCAGCGGCATCCAGTTGTCTCGGACAGCGCCGATCATGTTGCCGAACTCGCGCCGGTACTGCTCGGTGGCGAGGGCGATCGGGAGGGGCTGCTCGCCGTCGTAGTACATTTCATAGTGCAGGGCTAAA